ATTGGCGTCTAATATATTTTCACTATCTATTAATTTAAGGTATCTAAGGTATAGAGGGCCTGACAACGGTATACCATAAAAATAATTCTCCTCGGTGTGCCATAGAGTATTTTGCAGTGCTATACCTAAGCTATTTAAACCTGCTTCGCAAGACCACTCATCCATAATAGCAGCTTGTGTTCTATGGTGAACCTTTTGCCCTTCAATAAGTAGTAATTCACCATCACCGTATCTGGGAAAAGCGAAAGGAATCCGGTTTTTTATAAGTTCGTAAATCATATGCTATCCTCATAGAAGCAAGCCCGTCACCGTAAGGGTAAGGGGCATCTATAGTTGAAAAATCTAAGTGGAAAGTTGTATATACGGAGGGGCGTTCTGTTGCTTCTCTACATACAATCGTTTTCTTCTTGTAAAAAGCAGCTTCCTCTTGAAGGCCACCAGAGTCAGTAATTACACAATGACAGCGTGCTAGAATTTTAAGAACTTCCTCCCTAGGGAGTGGGGGAGACTTTTCCATTTTAAGAGGTGGAAGAGGGTGCCCGGGATGTTCTATTATAATAGGTTTATAGGAAGTTCCAAAAAAATAGTCATCTAAAAAGAGAGCAAGTTTCTCTTGGTCTGTTTCTCTTCGATGTAACGTAATAAGTACTTCTGGACCATACTCAATAGGAAGCACAGGTAAACTATCTGCTACAGTATTTCCAGTTATTTTTATTAGCCCCTGGAGTTTTTCTAATCTTAAATTATTGTAGTCTAGCTCAGTTGGAGCAAAATGTAAAGAAGCCATAAGAGAAATAGATCTACGATAAAATTCTTCGGGGAAAGGCATGGCTCCATAAGTTCTTAGCCCCGCCTCTACATGCGCTATTGGTATTTCTGCATGATATGCAGCAAGAGCAACCCCGTAAGCACTAGCAGTATCTCCCTGAACTACAACTAAAGAAGTATCTGGAAGAAATGGTTCTTCTATTAGTATAGAACCTACTATAGAAGATAATCTATTTGGAGTATTAGATATAGTAACTTTTCTATCATAATGTGCTCCCTCTAACAGAGTAGTATGCTGAGCGACTTGTACTAGTTCTACTTCTGTTCCATATAATTCTTTATACACTGGTAACAGCTTTATATACTCTGGCCTAGTACCATAAAATATAGATATCATCAAAAAGTAACCGCGGCAGTTTCAAAACTATAAATAGCGTATCGAAGTGCATCTGCCATATGACTATACTGGTTATGAATAGGACGCTCATTTAGCAAATTAGGATTAGGGTCCCAAGCATACTGATCTAAAGAGGATAATACTTTTTTACATCGGTAGTCTACTATTAGTCTATTATTGTCTACCAAGGCTCCAACAGCCGCAATTCCATCATTTACAGACTTTTTAGCATTAGTAGTGCTAATATCATGACTTTGAGCAAGGTCAAACCTAGTCTGGGCAGCAGCCGCATCAATAAATATTATATCTATCCCCCACTTATCAACTAGAGCTTGAATACGAATAGCATGAGCCTCCGTTGTCTTAGCCGCTTCATAGTATTCGTCTAGTACATAGAAGGTTTCTTCTCCATCATAAGCTATTACACACATTGCTGTAGGATCTTTAAAGCCTACGTCTAAGCCTGCTATGATATCCATTCCGCTAATATCTAAGTTTTCGAGATCCCTAACGCAGTCTTCATTTCTAAATTTCCATACTTGACCCTCAAAAAGGGTAAAGTCTGCTTCATATTCTTGTGCAAATTCAGCTACAGACATAGCTCGTCGAGCTTCTTCTATATCTCTTTCGTTTGTGCGAGGATTATCTCTCCATGTTGCATGAATAGATACCCATTCTGGAAACTCATCTGTGAATCCTCGCTCGTAAAATCGGCTGAACCAGTTATTTCGGCCACGAGGAGTGGATATAAATAAGGCTTTTGACCGTTCTTTGTCTAGAGTAGGACGAAGAGACACATTAAAAGCGTCTTCTCCGTCGGTTAATGCGGCCTCATCGAATATAATAAAGTCATACGACCGCCCAACACAACTATCTACCTGGTTTACAGACCCCATCCTAATTGTACTACCGTTTTGCATCTCAATTACGCGGTCTTTGGAGTTATCTTTTGTTACTTCTAGCTCAAATCGCTTGATTAGAGACCGCTGAAGATCGAATGAAATCTGACTAAGTGCATAATTTGGGGACATCACTAGGATATGGCACCCTGGAACAAGGGACACTAGTTGCCCTATAATATTTGCAATGTATGTTTTTCCTTGGCGACGCGAAATAGCCGCGCAGACAAAGCGGTATTTTGGATTATTAAGGGCATTTATTATAGCAATTTGGCTAGGAAGAGGGTTAATCCCTAGCAAATCAAGATATGGCTTAACAGGTAACCGTAAAAAGTCCCGCCTAGATTCAATTTCGGTGGTGCAAATGTCTAGACGGGATACTTTCATTGTGGGGTTAACTTCCTGCGAATGTCTTCGAGAGCGGCTGTTTGATTTTCTAGCTGCCTTTCAATAGCTTTATACTGAGTTTCTAGTACAAGGACTTTGCGATCAAGTTCAATGATCTGGTTTGTATTCTCAGAGACTTGGTAACCTTGTTGGTCCACACGAAGGGATAGGGTTGCTGACCACGATACTACGGCAGCCGCTTGCACTAGCAAGGCAATAATGACGCCGTATTTTTCAATCAGTTGATGCATGGAGCTTCCTTAACAGTTCTCCGTAGTTTCCGGAGCCAAACTCATTCACATTGTTTTGGACATTTACTTGGTGAAGGGGTTGGGTAGGCCTAGAGTTTTTAATTTCATCTTGCCTCATCTTATGATAGGCAGTTAGCACATCTAAAAGATCTTTAGAGGTATACACTTCAGAATCTCGGGCTTCAGTAAGCTTCGATTCGATTATCTCCTCCATTAGGCCAAACAGTTTACTCCGGTTACGGTAACCCTGATCTAGAAACACATTGTCAACGTATTCTTTGACTTCGCGCTTATCTAAATATGAAGTTACTTCGTGAGGAGTAATACCTAGCAGATCGGCGGTACGGGTAACTGAGCCGGTTGCTAGATATGTGTTTGCCACTTCTAGTGATTCGGGGGCGATTTTTATAATGTTCATGGGGTTAGTTTACGGCAGGGCGACCTGAAAGTCAAGAATTATTTTTAAGGTGGGGTAGGCCACACTACATCCTCTAGGGAAGTTACACCAATGTTGTTCTGTGGCACATCCCTTAAAGCTTGCCTATACGTGTTCCATTCAGCTAAATTTGTTATTGGTGCGTCTGGGAGTTGCGTCCAGTCACACGCATATAATTTAGCATTACGACGTAATCGAATTTCTTCTGCTAGTCTATCCTCTTGAAATTCCCAAGCGCCATTCACCCAGTCATAGAAAATATTTGGACGTTCATCTCTCAAAATCCAAGCTTGTTCCACAAATCCCCAAATATGGGTTTTACCAAATTCAGCTAAGTCTATAGTAACATCCATATGTTTAACAGTTAAATCGCCCATCATGCTTCCATCGGGCCATTGGTTATCATCCCCTGGCGAGCACCACTGCTGTATCTCACCCGCAGAGTTTAAAAAAGCTACATTTATCATGATTTTACCTCTACAATTAAATAATCTTTACGAGCATTTATACCCCCGTAATAAGACGTTGAAGAATCCCAAGTTAATCCCCCAGCAGACAGCATAAATGCGCTTCGCATAGTTATGGTCTTAGCAGTATTATTAAAGTATGCAAAAGACCCAAAGAATAGGTTAAACGAAGGCACAAATTCTCCCCCTGCAGAAAAAGTAACCTCACCTGTAAACGAGGTAGGAGTAACATAGACATTATTAAAGTTTACTCCCGACGGACAGGTAAAAACTACGTCACTAGTGCCACTTAAAGACCCTACTGATATTATGTTCAATCCATGAACGATATTTGACGTAAATAATATCTCGTTAACAAGATTTAAAACTTCTATAGCAGTTCCTGATCCAGCTCGAGCAATAGCTCTCTGGCTGTCAAATTTAATATACTTTACTCCGTTTGCTGCACCAAAACTTTGTTCACTAGTATTTTGATGTCCGGAAAACCTACCTTGAGTAATGTTATACATTATAACGCCTGATTGGTTATCTAAAGGGCGCCCTAAAAGAACTGTATTTGACCCTATAGTATAGCTAGGATTGACTCCATAGCCCGTAGCACTTACGGGACCGACTGAGCTATAATAATTTGGGTTTAGTTGTTCCGTATTAAAAACAGTACGCCCCGCCCCATTTAAAACTTCTACTCCATTTGTCATTAGTTTCTCACTATATAATAATATACTGTATAGGTTGCTGAGCTTTGAACAGCTTCTAGTCTATCTATTTTAAACGTAACAGAATTTGCTGCCCCGGTATAGTAGTAAGCTAATTTACTATCAAAAGTTCCGGTTTCTGTTATTGCTACTTGCCAACTATCATCTGTAGGGCTATATCCTGTAACCGTTAGAGCTGTAGAGCTATAAGTTCCTACAGCTGCTCCCACTGTAATAGTAGCAGTCCCGGCAGCCACAAGTCTAGGAACTCGGCTAGATACCTCTAATATTTTATTTCCAGAAGCATTGTATACTTCAAAACCGTATACTCCAGTAGCTACAAGAGCTTTTGTAGTACTAATAAAAGTACTGGGAATTCCTCCTATGGTTAACGTAGTTGTTACTGTAGTACTATTAAGGTTAGAAGAAGTATGCCTTACCCTAAAAGTATCATTTACTACTGCTGTCCCATTTTGAGTTGTCCATACGCCACTACCATTCTTTTCATATTCTCCCCCTGCTATAGATACATTTACCTGAGCATTTATACTCGCTACAGCTTGAGAATTACTAGTATAAATAGTGCTTAATTCCGCATCTACTTTTCCTATAAAAGTAAGAGGATCTGGAGTTGTATCTGTTGCACTCCCAGATGTTGTTATAGACCAAGTATCACTTCTTCCACCTACAGTCAGTACTACGTTAACTGTAGTTCCCGTTACGGTTGAAGAAGTTCCTCTAAGCTGAAACCTATCTCCTGCAACAGCTTGCCCTTGTGCCGTTGTATAGGCTCCCCACGCTCCACCTGTAAATCGTCTATAGGATCCCCCACTAACAGTAACAGTTACGGTTGTATTTATACCACTTATTGTTATTTCATTTGACGTATATACAGCGTTTGACTGTGCATTAGTAATATCCGTAAAAGTAAAAACATCTGGAGTAGTTATGTAAGCAGATCTAACAACTGAGTATTGAACGGCATTAACCCTTACTCCATCGCCTCCTAAAGCAGTAGTTCTCAAAGCCGTTATAAAGTAGTTTGTTGTAGTATTTGGCTGTGAGTTATCCCCAACAGTTATAGCACCATTACCCACCCGTGAAGCTAATTCTGTTCCCCCATAACTTCCACTTCTAACTTCATAAGTTGTATTAGCGTCCCCGTCACTTATAGTTACTACGTGAGAGGAGGCAACAGCAGTTATAGGGCTAGTAGGGGTTGCAGTTATAGCTGAGTCAGGCGCTAAATAGTTAACTCTATGAAATACTCCCGCTGAAAATAAGGAGGTATTTTTATTATAAGAAGCCCAGTAATATCTATCTGTATTTCTATTTTGAGAAAATACATTTGAACTTACCCACCCTGTTGAGGGGCGCGTGGCTGTAGTGGTCTGGGCATACTCGAGCGGAGTATCAGCAGATCCGATAGGATTTAAATTTACAGTTACAGTTTCTATTGCCGAAGCAGCCCCAGAATTAGTTATACTACTAATAGTAGGAGCTGAAGCAGCTTTTGTAGTTACGGAGAAAGTAGCAGAGACTCCCCCCACTGTAAGAGTAGTTGATCTAAGTGTAGAATGTGTTCCAGCAGAAGTTAGATATACTACTATCTGGCTTCCATTACTTACATTCGTTTGCCCCGTTACTGCTGCAGCCCCATTAACTGAGTAGCTTCCATTTGTTATACTAGCAGTAGCAGTATTATTTATTCCAGTAATTGTTACAGTATTAGAATTGTAAGTTGTATTTAATTCTGCTCCCGTTACAGAAGTAAATGAAAAAGCATCTGGAGTTCTGTCCCAGTCTAACCTGACTACTGAATACTGCGCAGCATTTACAAATGAGGCATCCCCGCCTTCAGCGGTAAATCTTCTAGCTTGCACATAATAGTTTGTTGTAGTATTTGCCGCCGAGTTATCATTAACAGTTACACTTCCATTCCCTGTAATACTACCTAAAAAAGTGACTCCATAATTACCTGAGTATATATAGTAAGTTGTATGAGCTGAGCCATTACTAATAGTAACTGTATGTTGCTGGGCATCAGCAGGTATACTTGCAGCGGATAAAGTAATGCTAGAGTCTGGGGGTAAATATTCAACATAGAATTCCACGGGGGAAGATCGAAGACTTGTATTTTTATTTCTAGATGCCCAGTAAGTTCTATTTTGGCCTCTAGGATGATCCGTAAAAACCCCAGTCGCCTGCCACTCTGTAGGAGCAACTCCTGTGTTTAAGCTTCTCCCATACTCTAATGCAGTACCCCCTACTCCTACGTCACTTAATTGTACAGTGACTGTCTCATTGGGGCTAGAGTTCCCTGCAGTAGTAAAATTACTTATAACCGGCGCTCGAGGGCCTAAAGTAGTAATGCTAAAAGTTTTTGTCAGCTCGCCTACTGTTAAAGTAACTGTAGTAGTCGTAGATAGCTGAGCTGAAGAAGTCCCTTTTACCTGAATCTGGTCTCCATTTCCGGTTGTCTCAGATGCTGTAGTAAAAGGACCAAGGCTACTACCAACAAGTCTTCTATATTGACCTCCCGTTATAGTAACTGGTACTGAAGTACCCAACCCGCTTATAGCTACAAAATTAGAAAGATACTCTGTAGATACTGCCGCGTCTGTTACGGAGTTTAGCGTAAAGTCATCAGGAAGTCTATCTAGCGCAGTCTTTGTAACTGTAAAGGTGGTGTTTGCCTCATATAAGCCACTACCACCAATTGTTGTTGGCCTTTGCGCCTCTATACTGTAAAAAAGTGTCTGCCCCTCGGTAGGAACCGTGCTAATAGTTATAGTTCCGTCCCCGAACCTACTACCAACGTTACTACCAGCCTGCATAACTCTATAGTTAGTGTTGGCTTGTCCATTCCCAATAGTTAGTACAACGCTAGTCGCAGAAGGAGCTATAGGATTAGTATAAGATAAGGTTACTACGGCTGCAGAAATAAATCCAATATATACTTCCCCCGAGCCCGTAGATAAAGATGTTCCTGTTCTTCTGGCCCAGTAATACCTACTGCCCCCTCTAGGATGACCGCTAAATGTATTTTGTGGTTGCCAACCTGCTGCCGGGAGAGTCTCTGATAGGCTTCTAGCATACTCTATTCCAGTACCCCCTATTCCCAAGGAGGTCATATTAATTGTAGTACCTACAGTAGCCGCTGCCGCGTTATCATTCGTAACATCTCGAATTATAGGATTTTGCGTTAAAGCTTTTGTAGTAACTGTAAAGCTATCGCTGCGCCCCCCTACTGTAATAGTGGAAGAAGTAGCCGTCGAGTAAGAGGCTGAAGAACCTAAAAGTATTTGAAGGGTATCCCCCGCAACAACTGTCCCTCCCAGAGATGTGTAGGTACCCCCATTCTTTCTGTATTGCCCACCACTTAT